TTCTCATCACCCAAGAGGAGCATTTGCAAAGAAAGTAAAACAAGAGGGTGTAGTCACAGAACTTATTGATGTTGTATGGCAAGTAGGAAAATCAGGGAATGTTTCCCCAGTAGCAATACTAGATCCAATTGACATTGATGGTGCAAGAGTGGCAAGAGCAACTCTACATAACATCGGAATCATTGAAGATCTCGGTCTTGAGATAGGATGTATGGTAGAAGTTATAAGAGCAGGGGAGATTATTCCCCAAGTCGTAAGGAGAGTTGATTGAAAACAGAAGCATTTACAGAGATATTTAGTGATAAATTTACTAGTTTTGTAAGCAGAATGTGGCTTGATCACTGTGATGAGAATAGTGCTTTCTATTCTGTTGCAGATGACTACCCTACATATTTAATTAATAATTTCAAGTATCTAGTGAGACGATTTAACACAGAGAACGGAAACGAAGAATGGAACGGAAAATGATAGTAGAAATTTATGGTAAAGAACAGTGTCCTTATTGCGTAAAAGCAAAGAATCTTGCAGAGAGAATGGGACATGATTACACTTATATGCAGTTAGGAATAGACTTTGAATTTCCAGAGTTTATGGAAAAGTTTCCTACAGCAAGAACCTTTCCACAGATTGTAGTTACAGAGGTAGATAATGAAGGACATCCTGTATTTGAAACTGAAGTAGCAAAGTCAATCGGAGGATATACCGAATACGAACACTTATGTAATGAAAAAGGTTAAGTTAAAAAGACTAAACCCAATGCCCTCCCAACCATGTGGAGAGTGTAAATTTTACGATCCCGTGCATGATATAACATCTAAACTCAGCGAGGGCTGGTGTAGAGTAGGCAAGTACACAGCATTTGTACTTTCAGAGGAGACTTGCAACAAATGGCAAGCAAAATAATACAGTGGTTATTTCCACCAAAGAAACAAAAAGAGATGAAACCATTGACTAAATCACAAAAAATGAACGAAGAATTACGACAAGCATTTTTAAAGAATCGTAGTATAATGAAACAGAAACCAACTCATAGAGAGTGGATGAAAAAATTAGGAAAAGCACAAACTGAATGAAAGAAGAAAAGTTATTACAAGTCGCAAATCTATCTCCTAGTGAAGATATGATTGAAAAGATTGTAGATGTACACCCAATGAAACAAGTAGCTATTATGTCAGTAGTACAAGTAGGTATGTTTGGGTTTATGTTATTATCTTTCTTTCTCATTGACTTAGTTGTAAGATGAAACATATAGGCTTTCCTTTGCCTACAGAAATGTTTCACCCTCATCAGTGCTTTGCTTTACCAAAAGACGAGGCAATGTGTGAGTTACTACAGATAAATTTAAAATGTCATTCTTGTGGTAAACTTATAAAAAGACCTGTAAAAGAAAAACGAGAAGTTAACCCACCGATCAAAAGATATTGGATGAAATGAGTAAAAAAGTAGAAGAATACAAAGCATTAATTACAAAACAGTTTGATGAACTAGAGGCTATGATGAATAAACAAATGCATCTTACAGATCCTCAAACAGTAGAAGAAAAAATGTATTCAATAAATTACAAGTGGCATTTCATATCTGAAGAAGATAGAGACTTCTATCAAGGATGTAGACACGCTCTTGACAACGGACTTAAGTGGTGAGCGGAGGAGTCTACAACCAAACATACTTCAATAACAGACCTGAGGAAAAAGAAAGAGAGGGTGTGTTATATGGAGTTATTTTAGTAAACACAAAAACCTTTGAGCGTGAGTGCATCAAAGTCGGTATCGCTAGTGGTAAAGACTGGCGGCACGTAATCAAAAGAAGTCGTGGTTTTAAAGGGTATGAGTTGCGTATTCAACGAACCTATCACGATACAATCTATAACTGTTGGAAATACGAACAACAGCTACACGAGAAGTTCAAACACGAAAGTTATAAACCAAAACAAAAGTTTGGTGGGCATACGGAGTGTTTCGAAATTTCTTCCCTTATTTTATCCCACTTTCCGAAAAAAAGTTCTTGACTTTTCCTCTCTCGTTTGATATAATATATTCATATTTAGGAGAAAGAGAAACTTTGAGACAGATAGTACCGCCAACAAATTGTCCAGCATGCAACAGCATATTGGATTTTGTGAACGATCAGTTATTCTGTTTGAATGATTCTTGCTCAGCTAAATCTGCAAAGCGTATTGAACACTTTGCAAAAACTTTGAAAATCAAAGGACTCGGTCCTGCAACTATTGCTAGACTTGATCTATTTGATTTGCATGATATTTATTCTTTATCCCAAGAAGAAATATCATTATGCTTGGATTCAGAGAAACTTGGTACGAAACTACACAACGAGATACAGAAATCAAAGAGTGTCGACCTTATAACTCTATTACCAGCTTTTTCGATACCGCTGATTGGCTCAAGTGCCACTAATAAATTAGCACAACACATCTCATCATTAAGTGAGATAACCCCAGAGATATGTATAGAGGCAGGTCTGGGTCCGAAAGCGGCGTCGAATCTTATGGACTGGTTAGTAAACACTTTCCACTTTCAAGGATATTATAACCTTCCCTTCTCTTTTACTTGCAAAAAGCAGGCAAAAGTCAGTCTTGACGACACTAAGGGAACAGTTTGCATTAGTGGTAAGTTGAAATCTTACCCTACTAAAGCAGCCGCTACTCAAGTATTAGAAAAGTATGGCTTCATTGTTAAGAGTTCCTTAACAAAGGATGTAACAATCTTACTCAATGAAAGTGGAATCGAAAGTGCAAAAACTAAAAAAGCAGAAGAACTTGGGATAAAAATATTTAACAACCTAAAACAAATTATAGAGGAAAAATAATCATGGCATTACCTAAATGGACAGACGAAAGAACTCAACAGTTAACAGACTTTGTTGGTTCTGAAAGCCCTATATCTCAATCAACAGTTGCTAACGCAGCTGATGAGTTAGAAACATCTACAAGATCAGTTTCTAGCAAATTGAGAAAAATGGGATTTGATGTTGAATTAGCTTCAGCATCTGCTTCTAAGTCTTTCTCAGACGAGCAAGAAGCAACTTTACAAGCCTTTGTTACTGACAACAGTGGCTCTTACACATATGCAGAAATTGCATCTCACTTCGAAGGCGGAAACTTCTCTGCTAAATCAATTCAAGGAAAAATCTTATCAATGGAATTAACTTCTCATGTTAAGCCTGCTCCTAAAGTTGAAACAGTTAGAACTTACACTCCTGAAGAAGAAGGCACATTTGTATCAATGGTTAACGATGGTTCTTTCGTAGAAGAAATCGCTGACGCACTTGGCAAATCTGTAAACTCAATCAGAGGAAAAGCTCTATCACTATTAAGAAGTGGAGAAATCAACGCTATTCCAAAGCAAAAAGAAACTAAAGGATCAAGCAAAGCTGATGTCCTTGCTGACGTAGATGTTGCTAACCATACTGTTGAAGAAATTGCTGATCAAATCGGCAAAACAGTTCGTGGTGTAAAAACTATGTTAACAAGACGTGGACTACAATGTTCAGACTATAACGGCGCAGCTAAAAAAGATATTGGTTAATTACTAAGTCTTTTGATTAGTTCAAGGCAGGGGTTCGCCCCTGCCCGTTTTTTAGTAGTACTTTGGGAGAGGTCAAGTGAATATAGCGTCAGCGCTTTTAAAACAAATTATAGTTCAGAAAGATTTAGACACATGGTCTAAGTTAAAAGAACATTACCTACCTGGCGAGTATCAGTCGATATTTCGCATCCTTGATAAACACATAGACAATTATCAAGACCTCCCACAATTCGAAGATCTCCAATATGAAGTACGAGATCGACAACTCCAAGAAAAGATATTCGCAATCGAGTCCATAGATGTCGAGGTGGACGCGTGGCTTTTGCTTGACTATTTAAAAAATGAATACGCACAAGTAGAAATCTTAGATGAACTCGATACTTACATAGACAACACAGTCGCAATGGCTAGTGCAGAAGAAAATATAGAACAACTACAAGAAATAGTTTTAAGGGTAAGTGACAAGGTAGATGTCAAACCACCCGAAGAAAGTATGCAGAGCATATCTTTGTTTGAAGATGACAAAGAACTAGCGAAGTATTTACCCTTAGGACTCAACAGTGAGTATGACTCGCAGATTAAGTTCTCTCCCAAAGACTTAGTGCTTGTGGGCGGACGACGAGGTTCAGGAAAGTCTTTGACTTGTTGTAATCTAGCATCCAATGTGTATGAAGGTGGGCGTAGTGCCTTGTACTTCACCATTGAGATGGATAGTAGATCAATACTTCAGAGAATATGTTCTATTGCTACCAAGATACCATTTTCCAGATTAAGAAACAAAATGCTTTCTGCTCAAGAATGGAATATGGTCGGTGGTTGGTGGGCAGGTCGTTTTGATGGCGGGCATGATTTATTGCCAGAGTTTCAAAAAACTCATGACTTTGAATCATTCCACAAAGCCTTAACAAAACTTCCTTTACATAAAGAGAGACAGTTAGATGTTATTTATGATCCAGCCCTTACACTTTCTAAGATTCAGTCTGAATTAGATAAGAAAGTAAACCAACTAGATGTAGGAGTAGTAATAGTAGACTATCTAAACCAAGTTCGTCGCCACAATGCACCAAGTCGCTCAGGTCAATATGACTGGACAGAACAGATAGAAGTCAGTAAGAAAATGAAATTATATGCACAAGAATATGAAACGCTTGTCTTTGCACCATATCAGACGGATGCAAGTGGAGAAGCTAGGTTTGCAAAAGGTATTCTTGATGCAGCAGATGCTGCCTATGCTTTAGAGACATGGGAGCAACAGGATGAGTGTATGACATTTAATTGTGTCAAAATGAGAAGTAATCGTATGGAAAGTTTTACAAGCACAGTCGACTGGGAAACCTTGAAGATTGGACCTCAGTCAGCAATCAATCCTAAAGAAAGAGAATCAATTAAAGATAATATGGCAACAGGAGAAAACGTAGACGACATATGATATTATACACAGAACAACAACTTTTAATCGCATACACTAGACATGTAAGAGGATTAATGGATTCACCAGTAAAAGTGATGACACCAACAATCGAGGAGTTCAGAGTAATTTATGAATCAGAACTCGAAGAACAACTATGGGACGAAATAAATGACTAAAACAGAGAAAGCAGCACTACAAGAATCAGTAGTTCAAGTAGGCGTTGCATTAGCAATTAACTTTCCGTTACAAACAATTATGTTATGGTTAATGATAGAAAGATGGCACTGGGAAAGTGCATTTCTTATATCTTTAACTACTACTTTTATAATGACAGTAGTAGCATTAATTAGAACATACATGATTCGTATGGAAATAGAAAAAAGACGCAGGCACGGTTTATGGAGAAAGGTACGAAACAGTGGCGGCAGATAGAATTAGTAAAGAAACGGCAGAGTTAATAGCTCTGCCTCCTTTCGATATAGAGACACGATCAGTAAAGTTTTTATTGAATCAACCAACTGTGCGTGATAACATACACAAAGTACCTGTGAATGAACCTCTTATGGAAAGTTTGATAGAGCATGGCATGAAATCCCCAATACTAACTATGCCTAGTTACTATCCGATTGCAGGAAGTCAAAGACTAAGAGCAATGCTAGAGATATGTCATAAACACCCAGACGGTTGGATGTTTAAAACAATGAATGTAGAAGTATACAAATTTCAAAAAGAATGGTGGAATATGTTTTACTTATGGGGAGATAAAGAATTTAGAAACAAAGCCATAGCAATATGGTTTCAAATGGTAGAACTTGCTTGGAAAAGTAAGTATTACGAACACAAAGAAGATCCAAGTGGCAAGAAGATGACAGACTTTGAAGAACTTGGAGATCAATTAAAAGGATGGAAACACAAGAAACTATGAG